GCTCATTACTAGGCCAGCCACCAGCTTGTATGACTTCAATGACGATGGCACGGATATTTCTTACACCAATGCGGTTGTGGCTTATGACGATACTACGCTCATCAATGACGTAACCGTCACACGCTCAGGCGGCACGGCACAAAACGTTTATGACCAGACAAGCATTGACACGTTCTTTCTTCATTCAGGTATCCGCGATGGCATCCTTGTCCAGACCGATACCGAAGCCCTTAATCAGGCTCAAGGCATATTGGCTACTCGTAAGGATCCTGAAGTCCGAATCGACTCAATCCAACTTAACCTTTATGACGACATCAACCCGGATAAGCCTAAAGCGGGCGTAGACATAGATTTGCTTGACGGCATCACAGTCACAAAGACAATGCCGGGAGCGACCAGCGTGACACAGCCAAGCCTTGTCAACGCTATTCACCACGATATTACCAAGTCATCATGGATGACAACCCTATTCACTTCTGAGCCTTTATTGGCTGGCTTCGTGTTAGACAGCGCAGTTAGCGGTATACTAGGCGAAGACGTGCTGAGCTACTAAGGAGCAATAATGGCAGGTGCAGGATATAAGCTGTTTAACACGGGTGACGTGCTTACGGCAGCCCAAGTTAACACATATCTACAAGAACAAGTGGTCATGGTTTTTGCCAATGCCGCAGCTCGCACAACCGCACTCAGCGGTGTTCTTGCCGAAGGAATGGTCTCATATCTTAAAGATACTGATGCCCTTGAAATCTATTCCGGTGCAGCATGGGTTGGTTATGGATCGGGTGACATCACAGGTGTAACCGCTGGAACTGGAATAAGCGGTGGTGGTACATCTGGCACAGTCACAATCACCAACTCAATGGCAACAGAAATAACTGCCGCTGGTGACATTATTGTCGGAACTGGATCAGGCACTTTTGATAACCTGCCAATTGGAACAACAGGTCAAGTTTTAACTGCTGATACAACAGTAAGCCCATATAAAGTTAAATGGGCGACTGCTGCATCAGGTTCAACGTTTGCCGGCTGGTTAATTTACAAAACTGCAACTCAATCAATTGCCAATAGCAGTTCGGTTTTTATGACTTGGGAAAGCGAAACATACGATACAGATGCTTATCACAGCACGTCGTCAAATACTTCAAGAGCAACAATACCTTCCGGGAAGGCTGGTAAATATTTATTAGTTGCCAATATTGGATGGGCAAATGGCACAACCGGCGAACGTTATGTAAATATCTGGAAAAATGGAGCAGGCGTGGCTGGAGCTGAAAATGCTGGCGCCCGCAATTCTTTTGGCAATTCTAATCCACAGACTCAAAGATGTATTATGATTTTGGATTTAGCAGTTGGCGATTATGTCGAAGTACGAGTTGTGCAAACTAGCGGCGGGAGTCTTAATACAACTGCCGATGAATGTAACTTTATGGGCTACTTGATTGGAGCATAGAATGATTAAATTTGATAAGCCACAAAATCTAAATGGCGCAGAATTGCTTGACGAATTAAAAAATGCTGGTATCAAGGTAAATGACATTCCGACAATTGACGGTAATGGAGATTTTTGGCTTGATATTGATTCGTCAGATAAAGCAGCTGCCGCTGCCGTTGTTGCCGCTCATCAGGGAACTATTATTGCTCCAGAACCCACTATCGAAGATAAATTGGCTAGTGTTGGTCTAAATGTTAATGATTTGAAAACTGTTCTTGGGTTGTAATGGCTAAACTGTGTAAAGCGGGGCAACAGTTACGCGAGCAGATTGACGATGCGTTCCCCGATAGAGATCGAGCTAGTGATGGCTGGATCGGTGATGTCCGTCATGCAGCGCGTAAGTCCGATCACAATCCTACTGCTGAGGGCATTGTACGTGCCATCGATGTGTCAAGTGATCTTCGATCCCATGCATCCGAAACGTTCGATCTTGTTGATCAGCTTCGATTACTTGCCAGATCTGATAAACGAATTTCTTACATAATCTTTAATGGCAAGATTGCATCGTGGCGTGGCAATTACAAGTGGAGACCTTACAGAGGTATTAACCCGCACAAAAAACATTTTCATGTCAGCTTTACTGCTAAGGGCGATGATGACGGCAGTATGTTCAAAATCCCCTTACTCACAGGAGAACCCATAAATGGAACAACTAAAAGCAATCGCAGCAAGCTGGGCAAGATCCTTTCTAGCAGCCGGAATAGCAACATACCTAGCGGTGGGCTGGGATGTACCTGCAATTGCCAATGCTGCTCTAGCCGCGAGTCTTCCAGTCATCCTTCGATACCTAAACCCTAACGACACAGCCTTCGGACGGCGATGAATCCAACCGATTGGGCTGCATTTGTTCTGGCGTGTCTTAGCATAACTGCCATTCTTATCGGTGGTGTGCGCTACATTATTCGTCATGAAGTTCCAGCAATGCTTCAGTCATCTGACATTGTTGCGCGGATTGAGAAACTTGAATCAATGGTATTGGAGCTATTGACAAATGACCGCAAGAAAACTATCAAAAAGAGAACTCGCTAACCTTCGCAAATCCAAAGCGGCTAGGGCTAAACGCGATCGGCGCGAGCCGCTTACCCCGATGGACGTATGGGCGATTGAGGTTCACGAATCTTATCTCGCCCTTACGCGCCAAGGGTTTACGCCAGAACAGGCAATGGATTACATAACTAGCACGTTCCATAAACCATCCATGCCTGAATGGGAAATCGGAAATCCCGATCATACCCCCTTCGATGATGAGGATGATGACGATTAAGCGAATCGTAGTTATATCCGATTTACAAGTTCCATTCCATGATAAGAAAGCAGTAAAAAATGTCGCCCAATTCATCAGAAAATACAAGCCTGATGACGTTCTATGTGTTGGCGATGAAATTGATTTCCAAACAATCAGTAGGTTCAGTACCGGACGGGATGAGTGGTCGGGAAGCATTGGTCGAGACCGTGATGCAACTGTCGAAGTCTTGGCCGAATTGCAAGTTCAACATCTCAGTAGATCAAACCACAGCGCAAGACTCTACGACTCCCTTTCAAAGCGACTCCCCGGCCTAATTGGTCTGCCTGAACTCACTATCGAGCGGTTTCTCAGACTCGATGAGCTAGGCATCAAATACCATCACAAGCCCTACCAATTCCATGAGAACTGGGTTATGGTGCATGGTGACGAACAGAGCACTAAGCCACATGGTGGTTTAACGGCCCTAGAAGCCGCTAAGAGGCATGGATTGTCGGTTGTCTGTGGTCATACCCATAGGCAGGGTATTTCGTCATTCTCAACGGCTTCTGGGGGCGTTTTAAGGGGTATTCTGACAGGTTTCGAGGTTGGACACTTGATGGATGAGCGTCAGGCGTATTACACTAAAGGCACGATGAATTGGCAGAAAGGGTTTGGACTCATCTATATTGACAAGAAACGGGTTCAACCTGTGGCTATCCCAATTGAGCGGGATGGCAGCTTTATTGTCGAAGGTAAGCGTTTCGGCTAGTCCGTTATCAAATCGTTATACAACACGCCGATGTCACAATGTCGCTGATCTTTGGTATGCCCTACATTTCGGTTTAACGAAAGGGGCAACATGAAACATAACCTGACAGCTGAACAAATCGTTTATGTCACGTTTCTGCTAATGATCTTCACGTCATTGGCTTATGTTTGGATTGAAAATATCAAGGAAAAATACTACAAGAAGGGCTACATACATGGATTCAACAGGGGCAAAACGATTCACCGCCAAGGTAATACTCGATGAAGCTAAAGATACCGTTGATGAGCGCGGCTTTGACTACGGACACCCGGCAATCAATCTCAAGCGAATCGCTGACTTATGGAGTAGCTATTTCGGACGGGAAATTGACCCGTTGGACGTGTGTATCTGCATGGGATTACTCAAGATCTCAAGAATCGTGGAAACTCCAACGCGGGATAGTTTTATTGACGCATGTTCCTATCTCGCCCTTGCTGGCGAAATGGCAATCGGCACAGACTGGGCTGATTATGGCAAAGATTTCGCAGAGTAAGCGTGGAATATGGTGCGATTACTGCAAGATGAGATGGGGCGTTACTGATGTTAAGGGTCAGACGCAAGCAGCGTGGACAATTACGTCATTTGTCCACGGAAAAGTCATTGTCAGGCATTATTGCTTTACTTGCGCTAAGGAAGTCCAGACTCGGCACGATGGGTCAATCTGGAGCTTCAAAGAGCAAATCGATTACAAAGAAGGAAAGCAGGAATTAGATGTTCAATTTGGAGAATTATGAAGATGTCGATACAAGGATTCATGCGTTTTACGCACGATATGAAGACGGGTCAATTCTTACAGAACTCATTAACAATGATGAAGAAAAAGGAATTGTCGTTTTCAAAGCTGTGGCGTTCCGCACCTATGTTGATACTGCGCCTTCCGCTGTTGGTTATGCGCGTGGTGCTCGCAAGGATCGTGGCGTTGATCGTGATTTCTGGTTTGAAAATTGTGAGACTTCTGCAATTGGACGATGCTTGGCAAATCTCGGACTATCTGCTAAAGGAAAGCGAGCAAGCAGTCTGGAAATGGCTAAGGTTAATGACGCTAAAACAAGTCCTGCACCCATACGCGTACGCACCGAAGAACAGAAGGAATTTCTAAGTGCTACCAACAAAGAAGCTGAAATCGTGTGGGATACAACAATTGAGCCACCGGCTGACATTGAACCCGCTTTTAAGGATGCAGTTGATCTTATTCAGCAGACATTTTCTGCCGAGCCTATTCCGCAATGTAAGCATGGTTCTCGTGTCTTGCGTGAAGGTACTGGTAAAAACGGTGCTTATCGTGGTTGGGGTTGCAGTCTTCCTATGAAGCGTAAAGCCGAGCAATGCAAAATGATTTGGATGGTTATTGACCCTAGCGGCAAATGGCACTTCAGGCCTGAAGATGAAGATCTGATTGCGGGGTGATTAAATGTTGATATTAGAAAAGTCGATGGACGTGTGCGACAATTGTAATGAGCCGATAACCGCGGGGTCGGATAAGCCTTGCGAATGTCGCACATGCCATGTCAGGAGTAATTAGTGAAGCAATCACGCAAGGTACGGGGTCGTGAAAGCGAACGTATATTAGCACAATATTTGCGTAATCATGGCTGGGAGCATGCGCATCAAGTAGGAGCAGGTGCGTCTGGGTCTGACATTCAAGGCATCGAGGGTCTTGATATTGAAGTAAAGGCTCGGACAAAATTTGATCCTGCTGCGACAATGCGACAGCTGAAAGCACGAAAGGCCACGGGACTAGGCGTAGCCGTCATGCGCCTAAATGGCCAAGGAGAAGCCGCCATCGATGATTGGGTGGCGGTTATCCGAGTTGAAGATTTAGTGTATTTACTTAAGGCAAATGGCTACTGAGCCGAAACTTATCCATCGCTGCGTAGGCTGTGGTTTGTGGATCTATGGGAAACGAGAAAAATGTGAGAGTTGCGCAGATCAGCAAAAATGACGCATATAAGCTGGTAAAGCAATTTCATTACTTGGCAGATCGAAAGTTTATCTGTCAATATGCATT